CAGGGTCAGACGGGACGCCTGGCGCCTCCTCGAAAGGAGCTCACCAGGTTTCCCACCTGTGTTTGGGGTGACCAGCACAAAGAGAACGCACTTAAGGCCTAGGCCTCGCGCGAATTCTCCTTATGATGCGTGAACTCTTTGGAGTCGTTACCATAATGCACGACTTCAAAGTTTCCACCGTAATCTTAGGACGGGGGCGGAAACGTGACCATATACTGCTTTGTTGAGCAGGTGGCCTACGATTTACGTCCTCGTTCCATTTTCGAATTAATGGATCTTCTATAGGTACTCCCATTGAATAGGTAGCACCTGTAGTATCCATAAACGTCGTCAAAGACCCTTCATCGATGAGAACGAGAGGTCTCATCCCTAAAAGGTCAATAAAACATTCAACGAATTCCCGCTCATTGGCTGAGTGAAATACCCAGTCATGACACGAGATTCTCCCTATCATTTTCTCGGGGAACATACGGCCAGCCTTCATGGCTAGTCGGATGTCATCCGTAATAATTAGATATGCTTCATAAACAGCCCGTGGGTTGCTTATGATTTGCAATATCACATCGTCATCAGCGAGTTGTTCCTGAGGCGGAGGATTTAACCATTCTCCGGTCCGGACCATCTCTTCATAATTATCATTGAACCACGTCTCAAGTCGATCGATATCCCTTTTATAAGGGGTATCTGATCGGGGACGTCGGTTGAATCGTTTTAGATATGGAAGGTCCAGATCCACTTTCAGTGGATCTGAATCAGCCATAATATCGATAATCGTACTTGGGTAAATATCCTCCTTCATCTCCGTTCGGAGTGTCCAAGGATTATTTACGAATTTCTTTCTGAATGCTGTCACAACACGAACTAGTTCGTGTTCTGATACATCAGTAACATCATGAGACATGGCTTTGATCGTCTCGAATAGGTCTACCTGTTCTTCGAGCATGCCGCACAATCGCTGATGGAAGAGGTAGTATCCCGAGAGTTTCGACTCTCGTACTAGCCTCCCAGAATTCACCAATTTCTCAATTACGCCGGGTGTGATTTTATCCCACTCGTCGGCCTTGAGAATACGATATTTCTTAATGGGGTCGTCCTCGCGGAGTCCTTTGACTTCGACGATGCCTTCCCCAGCAAAATGTTGGCTTTCCCGCATTACACCACGCAAAGTGGTGAAATGTGGTTTAGCCTCTCCTATAAGTTCCTTCATGACCTGGATGGTAACCCACCTAGGCCATTTACGGTACGACTGTAATTGGTTAACCCACGATCCAACTTTCCAGTTGGATGGTGGCTTACCCACACCAAAAATTTCTCTTGGTAGAGAGAGAGGTTCAAACCTGTCTCTCAGACCAAGAGCTATATCTTGACAAGCTGAGGATACCGCATAGAGGAAATTTATTCCTCTAGACGAATCCTTACGTACATATTCCATCTCCTTACCCAAAAGAGTGTATTTCCCTTTTGGGTCAGAAGAATAGTCTGAACGATCTTTCTTCGTATCTATGATCAGCCTTCCTTTAGGATGGTCTAGATACGGAGATATACGTGAATCTTTCACTTTGCACCCGTTCCGTACGGTGTGAAAGCGATCGATAGGTATTCTGTACACCTCCTCACAGTAGGTTGCCCAATCTTCTGTGATGAAGGTGTCATCTGGACTTACGTCGTATCCGAGCTGCTTCGCCGCAGCCGCGAATTCGGCACAATATTGGTATCTGTGAGGTCCCGACACAAAGTGATTTGCGTCGTCGCCGTTCCCAGTTGCCACTACAACAATCCTCCGTCCTATCTTTTTCTTGGCATACAAGGAACAGATGGGGTGAGATAGTGACAAATTAGTTTTGGTTAAGGGATCTCCCATTGGGATACCCCTTACCATTTTACCGATATACTTACCATTTGAGTAGAGGTCTTTGTCCCCTACCCAAACGTTAAGTAAAACATCAATCATCTCCTGCTCTAGACCCATTTTGGTCAGGATAGGAGACATCACTGCTCTACCACTTTGATGAGACGGCCTGTCGGTCGCCTTTTCAAAGTCGAGACTATAAGAGATAACATCGTCCTCAAAGAGAATTTCTCCTCTTTCAGGATCGAGGTTGTCGATTGATTGAATGAATTGCCATCCAAGCCGACCCGCGCTCAGTCCCTGAGCTAGGATCGGGTTGCATTTGGCCATTTCTATTGTAACATGACTGAAGGGTTGCAACAAGATGTCCTTCCAGAAGGACCCGCTTGTTACAACTCTGCATTTACCATTTTCACGAATGCCAG